AAATCAAAATAATCTATAACTGCTGGTAAATCTGTTCCATGGTCAAATATAGCTTCAGTATGTAGAATTAATGTACACTTTTTAGCTTCTTCGGGTGTAAGTTTTTCTGTAAATAATCTCCAAGCCATTAATAAATCTGAAATATTTTTTCTTCTAATATTTCTTGAATTAAATAACATAGAAAAATTTTGTTCTTTATCTCTAAATAATTGCCTTTTAAAGTCTAATACTTGGGGGTGATCATTATTTAAAGGTTTAAATATATTATTATTTAACCCATGAGGAACATATTTAAATATCTTATTTTTAACTTTATTTCCTAATACTAATTTATTAATATTAACTGTTTGTTTTGAAATCCCAAATAATGCATCACAAGACTCATAAAATTCTTTATTATACATTGGAGCAGGATAATTATCCCAAATATTTAAATATATAATAGGTATATCTCTTCTAATATGATTTTCTAATCTAAAAACCCACTCAAAATATCTAGGATCAGTTATTAAAAATAACGCATCTGGTTTTTCTCTTTTAATTATAGCATTTAATAAATCAGGATTTCCATACCCATCAACAGGATAAAGTTTACAATATGCATCTTTTATTTCTGCATGTTTATTCATTTCTTCACCTAAACATATGTGCTGTCCTTTATCAGGGTGTTTTACTGCTCCTGCCATTTGACACCAATTATAACGATGACTTGTATTAATTACTGTTTCTCTACCTATTTGAGCTACTCCTGAATGTACTCTAATATCATCTGTAAGTAGTAATATTTTTTTCCTGTCTTTTTGTTTAATGTAACCTTTTTTCATTTTATTATTTTTATTTTTCCAAATCTAAATTGTGGTGATTAGTAACTTTCTTTCTAAAATCTTCATCAGTTAGGTATAAATGTATAGCTCTATCTGCTAATTTTTGGAAAGAAAACTTTCTACGCACACATTCAACTTTAAATTCTTCAAATAAATCACTATGGATTTTTACACTTGTAAGTGTCATGTCTTTTTTTGCACTCATAATCTTAATTTTTTTTAATTATATTTGTCTATACATATATGTGGATTAAAAATTTTTACCAACTGCGCTACATAATTTTTGATTTTCTTTAAATGGACAAAAGGTACAATTCCATTTTGAAGGTTGTGGGTGAAAATCTTTTTCTTTATATCCATTTTTATCAAAAACTGTTGTAATAAACTCATTTAATACTTTTGTTGCTTTAGCTAATTTATTTCTTCCTGATGCAGGTTTAAATTCTTGTATTCTTTTTTGCGGATACTCTCCATCTAAATAAACTTTTCTTCGTGTTATTAGGAATTCAATATCAATATCCTTTTCTGGGATGCCAAACTGTTCTGAAAAGAATTTTTTATAAAGAATTAATTGAAAGTGTTTTTCTTCATCTTTTTTTACTTTAGCATTCCACCCTCTTGTACTTGTTTTTATATCAATTATTTTAAATGTATTTGAGGGTTCATGGTATAATACAACATCCAAATATCCTTGATATATAACATTTTTATATGCATTATTAGGTATTATAGATATAGGAATTTCACATCCCACTAAATACCATCCTTTTTTACTAAAATAAACTGAACGTTTTTTCTTTATAAACCTTAGAATTTCAACTCCATCTTCATAAAATTCTCTTATTTCTTCTCCATTAGAAAAATGTTGTGAATTATTTTTTTTATATTGGTTAGCATATTCTTCTCTTAATTTATCTTCTAGTAATTCTTCAATATTTTCTCTATCAGCAGCCGCCCCACTTTTTTCATACATTACATCTAAATAATGTTGAAGGGTTTCATGAAATGCTGTTCCAAATACTGTATGGATACTAGGAGTAAATGTTTTATGTCCATCTTTATATTGAAGCGCCCACTTGTGTGGGCAGCTTCTAAACATTGATAGTTGTGAGTAAGAAATATGATTTTGATACCCATAATTAATCTTTTCGGGATTAAAATTCCTTATCCTTTTTACTATTGTAGGTATTTTCTTTGCCAAAATCTATTTTTTCCATTTATTTCTCATAACTAATAGGGCAATAATACCATAATTAGCAATATCTATAAAACTATCCATCATACCTTCTCCTTCAACATAATTTTTACCTCTTTTAAGTAAATTTTTAAGACGATTAATTTTATCATTACAACGTAACCAAATACCTGTTAGTGATAAATCTTGGTCTTCTTTTTCTTCTAATGTAGATCCTAATGAAATATTTCCTAATCCATAATCCATCATTTTTCTAGAAAATAAATCATATTGTTCTTCTTGAATTTTCTTAAACTCTGTAGCTAATGTAGGGTATGTTTTTTCAAAATCTTTTATATGATTACTCATTTTTCCCATAATGTCTATTCAAAGTTTCTAAAACATCATCTGCTTCAGCTAAAGCTTTTATAGCTTCTTCTGCATTGTTATAAAAATCATTTGTTGAATGATCTCCTATACCCGCAGGGTGTTCTGTTAATAACTCAAGTGTCATTAAAGCTTTTTCTCTTTGTGCCTCAAATGTCTTTTGAAGCATTGTTACAACTCTATACTGTGCCATATACAATTTTTTTAGTTAATGATTTTTTTTCTTTATCTTCAATTCCCATTTTTGTAAATATATTATTTACTCCTTCTTTTCCTAATAATATAATATATTCATTTGCTTCATCCAAACTGCATTGGTAATATTTAGAAATATATTCTTTAATTTCTTTAGGATTTGATTTTATTTTAGATTTAATATATTTTAAAAACATTTTTTTTCTTGGTAACATTTCACGATAAAAATTATATATACCTTTTTTATCAGTAGGGTGAAATCTTTGAGCTATATTAGCTATTTCTACATAACCTTGATACATTGATATAAATCTATGTACCATGTAAGCATTAAATGTTTCCCAATCATCTTCTGAAAAAGTATTTGCTTGTGGTTTAGATAGTGTTAGCTCATTTAACCATTGAAAAATATTTTTTTTACTCTTTAACGATGTCATCAGCAAATTCTTCTCTTAAATCTTGAGGAACTGTTCCTTCTAAAATTTTACCTGTTTCAGGATCATAAAATACTGGGATTGGTAGTAAAGCATCATTATCTGATCCTGCTACAAATTTAGATACTTTACGTAATAAAACACCTTGTTGCCATACTTTTCCTTTTGATGGAAATACTCCTGTTGTGTTTTTTAAATCAATGTTCATTTGGGGTTGCTGTGTGTTCTGCATAATTAAATAATTTGTGGTTTAATAGTTTCAATAATTTTAGACATTAAAGCCATACAATTAACTTCTTTGTCTATTCTAAAGTTCGATTGGTATGAATACTCATTTATGTAATATGCTATCATACCTTCCTTTCCAGGAGCATATTCATTACTATTATCATATAGATAACGATAAAAACCTTCAAAGTCATTTACATTAGAATCTGCTATGATTTGTCTAATTGTTCTCCAATTTGGTTTTTTATTTTTTAATTCAGTAAGTACTTTATCCATATAATTACTTTCTACTAATGCTGTTGTATCTAAATTTAATTTATTATCTGTTGTAGATATTTGTATAGTATTAAGCATTTTACGTACATCAGGATAATTACTATCAACAATAGTTCTTAAATCATCTTCAACTGTGTAGATATCTTCTCTTTTAACTACTTTTACTAAATGTTTAAGAATATCTAATTTATTAGGTGGAACAATTTTTAATGTTTGACATCTACTTTGAATAGGATCAATTATACGTTCTACATAATTACAAGTTAATATAAATCTAGTTGAACGTGAAAAAGTTTCAATTACATTTCTTAATGAAGCTTGAGCCATAATAGTAAGAAAATCAGCTTCATCCAATATAACAACTTTTATACCTTTAAAGGAAGCAGTACTGGCAAAACCGGCAACTTTATCTCGAATAGTTTCAATGCCTCTTTCATCACTTGCATTTATATAAAGATGGTCACAGTCAAGATTTTTGACAATTAGTTTTGCAAGAGTTGTTTTACCAGTTCCTGCGGGTCCATAAAATAATAAATTTTGTATATCATTTTGTTTAATATACTTTTGGATAGTATCTTTAATACTCTGATTGCCTACATAATTTTCTAAATTTGTAGGACGATATTTTTCAACTAGTAATGTATGATCTTTCATTTATGTATGTTTTTATAACTTTTGGGGCATGAACATTCATCCACCCATTTTTGTGCTTTAATGCAATATACAAACTTTCTCTGTCTAAAACACGCCAAGTTCCATCAATTATGTATTCTTTTCCTTCAAAAGTAATTTTTTCACCTAATAAAAAATCATAATCTTTTACTCGTTTTGCGTCTCTCATACTCCTTGTTTAAAATCACCATACATACCATATGTTTTAGGTGCATCTGGTATAATTTCTTCTTCATGAGTGTGTATAGCATATAATTTACTATCTAAAGGAGCTAATCTAAATTCACATTTTTGTCCTGTTTTTTGAAAATAAGCTTCTAAAGCATCAGTTAACGATTCATGAATTATTTTTTTCTTATCATCTACTAAAGTCCACTTGTCTCCAGGTGGTACTCTAGTAGCAATAAGTTGATTATGTTCTGTTAACTTTGTACCCATAATTACATACCCATCATAGGATTCATTTGAGGTTGGTTATTATTTTTTTCTTCGGGATCATTTACTACTACACATTCTGTAAGTAATACGGTTCCTGCAACAGATGCTGCATTTTCTAATGCTGCTCTAGTTACTTTAGTAGGATCAATAATTCCTTGTTCTCTTAAATTAATATAATCTCCTTCGCCAACATGAACTCCTTGCCATTCACCTTTATCAGCTATTGGTTTTACTTTATCAATTTGTTCTTGATCCCATCCTGCATTTATAAGTATTTGTTCAAATGGCTTTTTACATGCTTCATATACTATTTGTGCTCCTATTAAATCATAAGGACTTTCCATACAAGCTTCTCTAGCTTGATATAAAGCAACTCCCCCACCTGGTACTATACCTTCTTCAACTGCCGCCTTAGTAGCATGTAAAGCATCTTCTACTCTATCTTTCTTTTCATTCATTTCGGTTTCAGTAAATCCTCCTACATGAATAATTGCTACACCACCAGCTAATTTAGCTAATCTTTCTTGTAATTTTTCAGCTTCAAAAGGAGTAGATGATTTATCTATTTGAGATTGTAATTCACCCATTCTATTTCCTACTTCTTCTTCACTACCTTTTCCATCAATAATAGTTGTTTTTTCTTTAGAAATAGTTACAGTTCGAGCTTGACCAAACCATTCCCATGAAAATTTATCAAGTTTCATTCCTTTATCTTTATCAAAAACTTGACCTCCTGTTACACAAGCAATATCCTCTAAAATTAATTTTCTCCTATCACCAAAATCAGGAGCTTTAACTGCAGCACATTTTATTGTACCTCTA